ACAAAGACCCCGAAATTGCTGCTCGCCAGCATTGCGACAAACATTGTGTCAAGATGATTCTTGAATGCAATCAACTTCTCTGCACTACATTCTGGACGCAGGATCTTGAAGCTCCATATAAGAAGACTCATTACAATCATCCCTCTGCAATCTGGGCTAGAGAGTCCCGTGGTAACTTTGAGTGGCTTGTCCAGCATACAGCAGCTTTACTTAACGAATATACTAAAAGGTATGGCAAGCGTCACAAAAGCACAGATACTTTTATTTGGATTCTGGAGAACAAACATCGCTTAAACTTCGACAGAAAAGAGCAAACAGAATTTGCTGTAGCGATTGCTCAAGACCAGAGATGCAGACAACTACCAAACTTCGAAACTCTTTCTGTTGTCGAAAAGTATCGCGAGTATTATAATCACGACAAATCTTATATGGCGAAATGGCAATACAGCGAAAAGCCAAAGTGGTATACCGTAAAATAAAAAATACTTTAATTTATGAGAGAGAAATTTGAAAACTGTTTGATAATAATCGGATCAATTGTAGTCGGAGTACCCCTTGGGGTTGTAGTTGGCTTGATTTGCTGGTTTAAATTCCCATTCCAAATATATTGGGCTGCAAGAGCTAACTTAGCTTTACAAAGAATAGATAGAGCCAAGACACAAATAAAAGAATATCAAAATGAAGATATCTGGGAAAACCACATCAAAAAAATGGAAGAAAAAAAATCTTATGACAACTGAAGAACTACTAGAACTGCATGAAGAAACCTGCGAAACTTGCAGGGCAATAATGAGACAAAAGAATAGCGATTATACTGGTGGAGAAAAATCTACAGACCCCTTCGCTAATTTTAATGCTGCATCTGTACTTGGAATTGATCCAGTGCAAGGCTTACTGCTTAGAGTAATTGATAAGATCCAAAGGATTAGGTCTTTCACAAATGACAAGGAGTTGAAAGTTTCAAATGAGAGTGTTGAAGATGCTTGCGATGATATCGTAAATTACGCGATATTAGCTAAAGCGATGCTTATGGAACAAAGATCTGAACTTAAAAAAACAGATGATTGAAGTAAAAGTTACCCCAGAAATATGGGAAGAAGCTAAGAGGAGAACTTCAGAAGCTGCTGAAAGATTTGGAGACAGAGGAACTCATAGGCTTAACAGTGATCGGCAAAAAACTACAGGCTATTTAGCTGAAGTATGCATTAACCATGAATTTCCTAACATTAAATACAGCGACGATTTAAATGTTGATTTTCATTTTAATTCAATGTCTCTGGACGCTAAGTCCCAAGGTTGCAACTCAAAGCCTTTAGGTTATTATAGTGCTACCCTATATGAGGAGCAGAAGAAGAGGTCAGCTGATTATTATATTTTCAATAGAGTCAAAAATGATTTCAGCAAAGTTTGGATTTGCGGAGTAATCTCTAAAGAAAGGTTTTTCCAAATAGCTAAACTAAAGAAAGCTGGAACAAAAACTAATAATTTTACCTATGATCAGTCTAGGTATGAGATTGAATATAAAGATTTAGATAATCTTCAAAGTTTTGTGAGCCACTATTCACATAAAAAAAATAGCCAAAGTTTACTATGAACGATGTAAAAGAAAAAAATAAAATGGGGAGACCTCTCAATAGAGGGCTTCAGAAGGTAGAACTAAAAGACTTATTAGATAAGTTTAAAACTTCTATGGAGATTCCTATTCCATACACCTTCGCAAGACAATTTGGTCTTCTACCAGAAGACTTAAATAAAGAGCGAGAAATTAAGTAAAAACGATTAAAAATTCGCCACTCACAAACCCACCCCTACGGGAGTGGGTTTTTTGTGTAATATAAGATATGCCTTCTGTAACAAGAGTTCATTCTCATGAGAGCCAAGTCTATATTGATAGCACTTTAATTAGGGGCGTTCAGTCTTTTAATTATCAGAACCCCAAAAATGTTCAAGAGCTAAGGAAACTTGGGTCTTACAAACAAGAAAATTATATTTTAACAGCAGATCAGCCTGTTGATACATCTATAGAATTTATCGTCAATGATCATGTTTTAAGCAGAACTGGTAACTACTTGAAGTTTTTAAGCTCAGATGAGTCCACATTAAAGTTGAAGGACGCTACTGCTGAAACCACTTTCAATAAAGCAAACCTCACAAACTTTTCTTTGGACTTTAATGTCGGAGAATTTGCCGTGGGCAACTATGGATATCAGTGTGATTCCTTATCTGTAAATGAGTCAGAGTCATATGAAGATGCCGATATAGATTCTTCGAAAATAAATATTTTTAGACCGCAAAATATAACTCTAACCACAACCCTAACTGAAGGACTAAACTCTACAGATTATCCAATCCAATCTGCCTCTATTTCTGTAGGGATAGATAGAAGACCCACAATCAGAGTCGGAGAACGAGGAGCGAGAAGAAGATATCCTGTATTACCAGCACAAGGATCTTTAAATATATCTATTCTTAAAAATAAAGTTGAAGAGACTTTAGACTTGTCAAGCTTGGTTGCTAAAAAAGGAAACTTTACATTTGTAATGTCAGAAACTGCTTTGGGATCTGCTTCTACAAACCCAAATTTAAATATAAAAGTTCACAATTGTTTTTTAACTTCTGTAAACCATTCTCATTCTTTAGACGATAATGCATCATTAGAATTTTCTTATTCATTTCCGATTTCAAATGATGCCATCGAATATTATTTTTCGTAAGAAAATTTAGCAACCCCTTATTTGGCAAAATCCCGCTTAAACTTGGGACTTTTTGGTGTATATACAAATATGCCATTGCCAATGCCAAATAATGGAGAAAAAAGGTCTAAATTTGTTAGTCGCTGCATTGTAGACCTTGCAGATAAAAAAGAATTCCAAGATGACAAGCAAAGAGCTGCCGTTTGTTATTCTCAATTTGAAAAAGCCGAAAGTAAAGCATCTGTGGTAATTAGCGATCCAATAAATAAAGAAGATTCCATCTTATTCTTTTCTAAAGCATCTCCTGATGTAAAAAAACATTACTTCAAAACAAAAGAAGAAGCAATGAAGGACGCTGAAAAAATGGGATTAAAGGGTATTCACACTCATACAACAGAAGATGGAGAGACTTTGTATATGGCTGGTCCAGATCACAAGGCTTTTATGAAGCGTCATGACGAGATCCTAAAAGAAAAGGAAAAGTCTGACAGTAGCCTGTGGGAAAACATCAGGAAAAAGAAAGAGCGAATCAAAAGAGGCTCTGGTGAAAAAATGAGGAAGAAAGGCGACAAAGGTGCGCCTACCTCTGATCAAATCGAAAAAGCTAAAGGCCAAAAGAACGACTAAAAAGCCTGTCTTTTCAAAGTTTTAAAGATGTCATACAAGCATTGATCCTGCTTGGTAGCCTCCCTAACTTTATTTTTAATCTCAAATGAGTGCGAAGTGTGAGCTATATCACGCTTAATTACCCAACCTCCCTCAATAAAGTAGTCTGAGTCCCAATTAAATACCTCTGAAATATAATCAAGAGCAATTAAATGCCTTTGACCTTCAGAGATCTCAATCTCTACTGTTTGTTTCCCTGTTATCTTCATGGGTATTATTTACACTAATAACATCCTCGTTTAAATTAATTTTATTTTTAGCCTCAAGCCACTGTCGCTGGTTTAACCTTCTACCGCCTAAGTAATATACCTGCTTCCCATTTTTAGTTGTTATCGCTGGACCCTCAAGATTATGCAATCTTCCATGATCCCAGTACTCCTCACAACCATTATTAAAGATTACAGCTGGCTTCCCTTTCCTGTGCTTTATTGTACGATTAATATCTTTAAAGTATCGTACCCCATCAAAATCAATACGCATGAACGCATCATTTTCTGTATTAGCGTAATATATTTCTTTCCCCATATTAATCTTTAATAAATGTTATCTCTCGTGCTATAATATCTTCTGGATTCTTTTTTGCGCGAGCTTCAGCTCTTTTCAATTCATTCTCTGTAAATAAGAAGTGCCTCCCGTCATCAGAACTAATCTGGAAGTAAACGAGAGAAGCGTTATTTTTCTTCTGATTATTAACAACTGTATTTATGTAAGCGTATTGCATAATTCTACTGTATCTAATTTATTAAAACTCAAAAAATGATTCTTCAATATCACCCATAATATTGTCTTCCTCTACTGGACAATCGCTCAGAATGTTAGATAACATCTCATTTTCCTCTTCTGTAGGCTGTTCAGAGTCATCAAGAATCTTCTTGAATCTTTCTATAGAACCAAAGTTATCAATAATATCTCCGTCCTCCAATTCATAAGTTCGAACCTGCTGAAGAGAGCGGAGTTCATTTTTTTTTATTTGCATAATTTAATATCCCCAACTATTTAGAGTGTATCTAAATGGATTATCTTCAATATTCTTTACTAGATCAAGCATTTTCTGAGAAATTTCTCTTATTTCTTTCTGAGCGTGTCCACTATTCCTAAGTTTTAGGAAGTTGGCAAAGCTTCTCATGTTGAACTGAACATCTGCTTGAATACGACTATTGTAAGTCTTGAAGAACCGTGCAGATTCTTTCGCTCGTTTACGCCCTAACTCTGGCTCAAGATCAGCAAGGCATTTGTGGTAGAGTCTATTCCCATCCTCAGTATACTGCTTTAATTGGTCCTTCCAAAACTCTGGCCAATCATCAGGGACAAACATTTTATCCTCTTTTAGTTCTTTGTATCGTGCCGACTCTGCATTGAGCGAAGATAATCTATGCTTAAGTAAATGAATATGACTGGCAATATCGCAATCAACAAGAAAATGGACGCTACCCTTTTCAAAAGGGGTCTCGTGTCCATTGCTCCAAAGCATGTCGATGAGCTTCGGAATTCTCTGTCTTTTCTTTTCATCTAAGTCTCTACTTGTTGATGTCCAAGCACTACAGGCAATAACTTCGTCACTACCATAGTGTCCTAATAATTCTACTGTATTTTGCATTTTTTTCAATTAAAAAGTCAAAGGATCTGCCAGCACTAAAGTAGAAGGCACAATCTTCCTGACAAAAAGATACCCATCTTTGCGATAAGTGTCAACCATCCCTTTACTAATTTTGTCAAAAGCCCT